TCTTATAATAAGTATCGTGGTTACCTAATATAATATGTGTATCTACCTTTTCTTCCCAAAGTCTTTTCATAAACTTTTGGCGAAAGAAATTAGCAGTCTTATAGTTTATAAATTTACGTCTATCAACTACGTCACCTAAATGTACTAACGTCTTGATGTTGTGTTCTTTTATATATGGAAAAAATACTTCATTATAAAAACGTTCTTGATACTGTACAAAATGAGGACTATCATTCCGACAACCAAAGTGTGTGTCATTTAGTAAGGCAATTTTCACTTGTAATAATTCTCCTCTATAAAGTCGTGATAACTTGGTTGTGTTTCAGCATCCTTATTCCATATGTCTTTACGTATATCTAATTTTTTAAAATATGGATCCATTATTTCTTTTATTTCATCTTTAGTTTTATGTGTATGATATACTAAATTAGGTATATCATCTGGTGCCCAATTGAAACCAGCCGCTATAAAATGTAATCCACTATTACCAGCTTTTTCAGGAGAATCAATAGGAAACTCCCAATATTTATTTCTTTGTAAAGCAGCTTGTAAATATCCAAGAAACATTTTAGGTTCTTTCGTAATTAAACTTTCTTCCCATACTCTATTGTTATTTGCTTTCCAATATGGTGTATCATTTCTTGTTGATAAAGCATAATGCAACCCAACAAATTCAGCAAAAGCATAATATATAGATTTACAAGCAAATGTGAAGTTGTCTTTGTCCCATTGTGTAATTTCACCTCTTCTTAAATTTCTTACAAGTTCTATTAAAAATTCGTGTACTGAAAACAAACCATTACTCTCTAGTGGTTCAATAAATCCAGCAGATAGTCCTATAGCAGCCACATTTTTTACAAATAATCTTTCGTGTATACCACACTTCATTTTAAGATTTCTAAATTCGTGTTCTTCATTACCAAAACCAGGTCGTACACCTGCTAAATGATTTTTAAATTCTTTTAAAGCAGTTTCATCATCTACAAATTTATCTGAATAAACATAACCTGTACCAACTCTACTCCATAATGGTATGTTCCACACCCAACCGTTCTCTATTGCTGTACAGTTGGTAAAAGATTCAACTTCTTTCTTTTTATCTACATAAGGAATCTTGGTTGCCCACGCTTTATTATTTGGTAGTTTAGGGATAGGTTCAAAAGGTTCTTTTAATGCCTCTCCTAAAAGCATTGCTTTAAAACCTGTACAATCAATATATAGGTCTGCTTTATGTTTGCCGTTTAAAGAAACAATACCATTTTCATCTTGTTGAATATCTTTTATATCTTCTTGAATATATTTAACACCTTTAGGTATACAATAATGATCCTTCAACCATATACCAAATTTAATTGCGTCAAACTGATAAGCAGAATCTTTATCATTGTCAAAACCGTAGAAGTTTTGAGCACCTTTACCTTGATTAACTAATGCCATAACAGGAGAAAAACTATCAGCATAATCTGAAACTGGTAGTTCTGGATTATATGCCTTTTTCATCCACCAATCATTATACTTTAATTTAGTTCCTTCTGTTACAACTGCACCAAAAGGATAATGAAACGGCGCCTCGTCTTTTCCATTAAAGTCTGTAAACTTAATACTAAATTTAATAGTGCCATCTGTAGCTTTTAAAAATTCTTTATCTTCTATTCCTAAAAATTTTGTCCATTGTTTAACTTTTGATATTGTACTTTCACCAACTGATATTGTTGGAACGTTAGGTGATTCTAATACAGTTATATCTCTATCAGGAAATGCTCTGATTAAAGTTGCCGCTGTCATCCAGCCAGCAGAACCTCCACCGACTATTAAAATCTTATTACTTTTCACTTTTTCTTTTTCTTCTTTTTAGTTGTTGTTTTCTTAACTGGTTCTTCCGCTGGGATATTCTTACGTAGAAATTCTGTAAATTGATTTTTAAACTCTCTATCTTCTCCAGGTTGCAAAGTCATATCATCATAGTTTGCGTTTTGAATCATACGGTGTTTAATAGTTGTTTGTTTTTTCTCTTTCTGTATTCTCCGTACAAAAGCATAGTAGATAATTTGTGTGAAATATGCAAAGGGATTGTTAGTTTTTTTAGGATTGAAATTGTCAAGATACTGCAAACAGTTTTCTATACCATCTGATATCATATCATCACGATAGGTATAATTTATAAAGTTTGGTCTATAAGATAAGTGATTCGCTATTTTCAAAAAACACTCACCAACGTAGTCTGGTACAACTGGTTTATTTAATTTTTGTCTTTTTGCTTTATTAACAGACTTTCTATAAGCCACCATAGCAGCAAAAAATTCTTTATTATTTACATAATGTTCTGGTTTTTTTTTAATTTTAGTTCCATTCATAATAATTACATATTACTACACTTTTTTCTCTTTGTCAATGCTGGGTCGCAATAATCGTTTGATTGCTTTAGATAGTTTTTTGACAGGAATTATCTCTCCTATCTGCCATTGCTTGGCAATATGAGCTAGTTTTTTTGTTTTGTATGGCACTTGACTTTTCACGTTTTTTGTATATAATAGACTATGTAGTCTGGTGGAGAACGCTTTAGTAACTAGTGGAGAGTTCTCTTTGTTGCCTTATCTCTAAATATCTCGTTCAACATTTCATTATCTTCTTCACTTATTTGTTCTTGCATAAACGAACCTTTTTTGGCCTTCTTTGGTTGGTCTAATTTATCATAGTCACCTGCAAGATTTAAATAACTTTTTGACATATCTCCAGACGCCATAGTTATAGTCATTATCTTATCTTTTGGTATAGTAACTACTTTATCTGGTGTATAATTAACCCATTTAATAAGAGCAATATAATCTCTTATTCCCATAGGTGTCATCTGTGGAATATACTTAATCTGTAATGGTTTGCTAATTCGTAGCATTGGAGATTTGTCTGGTAGTTGTTTATCTCCAGCTGGTAAATGTGCAACGACATCATCACCGTTTACTAGTTTGATTATTCTTATGTCAGCTTTTACTTCCATTTTTCTCCAGTTCTATGTTGTGGATTTCATAATCAAAGTCTTCACTATTGTATATATTTATACGAGACCTGAAGTGTTGTAAAGTGTAATTTTCCTTTTCCCCATAGGAAAGGTCATCAGCAATATCATATAATGTTGCGTGTGATTTGTTATCTTTTAATCTCAATCCTCTTCCAATAGATTGTAAATTTCTTATACGAGATTTACTAGGGCTACTAAAAACAATATTGTGTAGATTGCGGATATTAATACCAGTACTGAACGTCCCATAAGAAGCGACAATAATCGCATTATCAGACTTCTCGGTAATTGCTCGGACTTGTTCTCGTTCATCAGCTTCCACTCCTCCGTGGATATAGAATATAGGTCGGTCACCTGCCTTCTCTTTTATTAGTTCAAATAATAACTTACCGTGCTTTTCTACATACTGAAACAAGCATAAAGTGTTGCCGTGCAAATTAGTGACCAGATTTTTTATGTATTTATTCCTTTTCTCATTTCTAACTAAAAAATCCATTTCTTCTTGGTATGTTTTATTTTTTAAGAATTCTCTTTGTACTTTACTGTATTGTAATACTAAACAGAAAATTTTAAGTTTAGCTAGTTGTTCTTTGTCTTGGAGTTCCGTTGTTGTAGTGACTTTATTGACTGCACCAAACAGTCCTTCTAATACTAGTTTGTGTGTCTTACTATCATCTAGGGTACCTGTACAACCTATCTTATATTTACAGTTAGTTAACTTCGTTAGTATTTTAGTTAGTGATACTGCTTTAAATAGATGTGCTTCGTCACCAATTATCATACCATAGTCGCTAAAGTAATTCTTTGATAGATTATAAATTGATTGCCAAGTAGATATGACTATTCTTTTAGGTGTTATCTTACTATGACCTTCATAGATTCTATGTACATTTCTTAAACTATCATAGCCATAGTCTTTAAAATCTTTATATAATTGTTCTACTAATGATGTGGTAGGTACTATAATTAATATCTTCTTATTTTTAGGTAGTCTTAATAGATTGAAACGTACTAATAGATATAGAATAAGTGATTTACCACTAGCAGTTGGCGATAGTAATAAACATCTATTCTTTTTAACTGCATATGTAAATGCTTCTTTTTGATAATCTCTTACCTTTAAAGGAATTTTAAGAGCATCAATAAATTTTTCTACTTTATTATCATCAACTTTAGTATCTTCTATCTTTGTTCCATCAACAACTTCTATCTCATTCTCTTTACACCAGTTAAGTACATAAGGATATAACCCTACGTATATTTGACCAGTTGCATATGAAAATAATCTTATCTTACCGTCCCATACTCTATTACGAAATTGAGGCATAAAACGAAAACCAGGTACTTCAAAAGTAAAGTGTTGTCCTAATTCTCTTCTAATAGAATCTTCTGCTTCTATCTTTAAATAGACATCATCCTTCTTATCTATAACAAGATATCTTACATTTTTCATATTAACTTTAAATAGTTATCTTTGTTTGGATTTTCTATTAGTAAATCAAATGCAATTGTTATTCTTTCTTTATCTGAATTATGTATATCTGTATAGTGTGGTACATTATCTGGAAATATAGTCATTTTACCTACATCATTTTTACTACTATATGTCATAGGGTCATTAATTTGATTTATTGGATTGATATAATGGGTAGATGTATCATCACATTGTACGCAAATATGACCTCCTAAATAACAGCTTGGTCCTATATTATGTAGATGAGGTTTTATTTGTTCTCCTTTACGCATAACATTATACCAACATTGTATATACAATTCATTTACAGGTGGTTGATTAAAATATTTTAAAATGTGATTATGAAAACTTATTATGTTTCCTTTTATATGCTTTATATTTTCACCTTCCCATTTTAAAACATTATACTTATCAAATCTAGTTGTTGTACTATCCTTTTTTAGTCCTGTGTAAGCGTCACCTGATACAGTTGATAAAGGCAATTCTAATACTTCTTTTTCTTTGCTTAAAAGAAGTTTTGCTAACTCTTTAAAATCAACTTCAAATGTTTGAGTTTCAAATATTGTGTAATCAAACTCGGGAGCAAAAAAAGTTCTTTTAGGTTCACTTTTAAATTTTACTATATTAACTGCGCCCATATTAAATGGCTCCTGATGTAAACTTCTTCCAATCAATTGCGTTCTTAATAGTAAATGTTCTGTTTGAAATTTGTCTAATACTTCTATCTAAAAAATCTACTACTACATTAAGGTAATCAACTTTTTGTTTTGCTTTAATAACTTCTTCATCTGAATCAATATACTTATCTACATCTTGTCTTAATATTTTTAAGTTAAAAGGTTTGGCTTGATAGATACTAGGGTCTGCTTTACCTGTATAGTATTCCCATTTATTTCTTTTAACTATATGTAATTCACTCTCGGCCCTACTTAACATTAACTTAAACTTTGCTAAGTGTTTCATATATTTGTTATGTATTTGGGGTGTTTTGATTGATTCTAAATCAAGTTCACTATCGTTAATTTTTAAATCTTTATCTGCTTGCTCTTGTAATTGTTCTATATCCATAATTATCACTATATCATACTATAATAGAAAAGTAAAGTTTCTTACGATACTGTCACCGAAGTTTGTCCACTTCCTTCTGCAAATTCATATATTTTGTACTGAAACGTAGCAGTCGCTATTAAATAGTTGACATCTGTTTGTTGTTGGTTGTAATTCAATCCAGATAATGCTGTAGGAAATACATCACTAAATCTTACTTGAATATTTGTTGTATTTTTACTTGTTAATATACTTAATGTTGCGTCTGAATAAACAGCACCTGTATCACTTGCACCAAATTTCTGTTTACCTGCGTCTGTTTCTTGATTTGCACCAGTAGATGTTGGAAATCTATCTGCACCACCACCAAGTAAATTTCTAAATTCTTGTCTATCTTTAGGAAAACCTAGACCAGTTAACCAACCGTGTATCTCTCTATAGTTTTCTAAATTTTCATCAACCATAAAGTCCATATTAAGACTAGCATATGATAGTTTATCTCCAGGCACAGGTATATCTTTCAATGGTGTTTGTTGTGCCATCTGACCTTCTAATGTTATGCCTGGTAAATTTACTGCTGTGCAAAAGAATTCTACTTTAGGAAGTTTTGTAATAGTAAATTTAAACTGCGTTGGAGCAGCATAATCAAATTTAGTTGGTTGTCTTTTGTATGATTGCTTTATTGTCATAGTACTATTTATAAGTCATCTAGGCCAAAAAAAAGGAAGGACGTAAGAACGTCCCTCCCTTTTAAATTAATATAATGTTTTTGAATAAAAATAAACCAATTAAGGATTACATTAAATTCGC